TACACCTCGTTCTCCTGACTTGCTTTCAACTAATGCCAGCCACTCACGCATGAATGTTTCTGAATCTGGCTTCTCTGTATAACAAACACTGTTGTTTGCCAATGCTCTGTGGGATGCATTATCCCACCACTGTCCTGACTTAGCGTGACGCATCCTGTCATCACTGAGGTTAGACAAACTAATCATAGCTGACCTACGTACACCACCTACTACAACTACCTCACCAATCTTGCACATAAGATCGTGACACTCTATACTACTTAGCTTACGTCCTTGTGCATTCTTAAAGATAGTAATAGCAAAGTTAAACAGATCGACTAAAGGTGCAGGGCCACTAGCTCTACCACCAAAGGTCTTTAGTCTTGCACCTGCAGGACGTATGCGAGATACATCCCACTGTGGTATCTCACCAGCCCACAGGAGAGCAAGCACTTGTCTGAACCCCTTAGCCCAACCCTCTTTACTATCTTTCACAACGACAGTAGTATCACTATAGAACAACTCAGGGACTTCAGGGAGTTTACTAATGAACTGTCTCTCCACACTGAACCCAACACCAGTACCACACAACAAGATGAACATAGCCTCATCGAAGGATTTAGGGTCATCTACGGCTAGGTAACTACAGTTGTAGCCAGCAGTGTTGTCACGCTCTAAGGCAGGGCCAGCGGTCATCATGGCTCTCATACTAGGCATGACCTCTAGGTTAAGTATGGCAAACATAATATCATCTTTAGTATGTTCATCAACATTATTACCGACTACATTTTCCATGTAACGGTCTACTGTTTCAGCCCATGACTCTCTACGTTTCTCTGTGTCTAACCACCTAGCATAACGTGACTTGTGTATAAATCCTTGGTAGTCTGTTGGTATATAATTATGATCCATATGTTTACTCCGATATTGTTTTAATTGATTTAATGTCTATACCATCTATGTCGTAGAGGTATTCATGTAATGATTGTTCTATCTCACTCCCGACTTGCCCATCAGCAGGTGTGGGGTACTCGTCTTCATCCACCTCAAGGGATATGTATAGTCTAACCTGCATCTTCTTCTTCAATCAATTGATTAAGATACCACTGGGCTTTCTGTAAATCCTCAATACCATTCTTGTAACGATACCGCCAGAGGTATTTCATTATGTTACCCTGTAGGTAATAGCAGAAACCATCCTGTCCTGTAGCTGCACGAATAGCATCAATGCATTCTATGCCAGCAAAGTTGTAGTGATCAGGTGAGTTTACATTGTCAGACAGCGTAGTGTCTCCAATAGTAATTGACTCTCCGTTTAATGTTATTGTACTATCCATCATGTGTTCTCCTTACTTAAAGTTTACATTTATTACGTTACCATCAATGCTCTCAAGTCTACGCTTGGGAGCTTTATCTTTATCTTCTAACACACCTTTGGCATGTTTGTAAAGAGTCTCTCTAACATTATCGTCTTGTTCCATAGCAGGTATAGCAGCCAGTAACATATGAGTTAGTTGCATAAGATTAACATAGTCTTCATCACTTAGTGTGTTCTCATCGGTAGTACAACTACCTACTTGTAGTTCCCCTGTCCATGCACCGTCCTCGTCTACAAAAGGACTGATACGTATTATGTAATCGTTAGGGCTAAAGTCTAAGAATATTTTATCATCTGACATACTAATTCCTCTTCACTTTCTTCAAGGGGAACGGCACTAAATCGGGGTGCATGTCCTTACCTTTCTCATACAACCAATCTTCAGGTATGATCCTGTCATGGTACATAAACTTATTTTTATCACACCACTGACCATAGGATGTCTTAGCACCCTTACTCAGCTTACGCCTACTACTTTCAAACACAAACCTAATGTCTAGCTTTGGATGCTGTAGTTTTATAAACGCATGTTTACGTCTGTCATCTGCTGTAAACCTGCCTTTAGTTTCAACTATGATACCATTAGGTAGTACAAAGTCAGGGGTATAGATGCGGTACATGAGGTCTTCCCATTCTATCTTGAGTTCCTCGTACTTAACCTTGATACCTTTCTCAATCAAGAAGTCTTTGTTCTTTATCTCAAGGCCACTTCTATACCCATGCCTAAGTGCATTAGCAAACTGCCTACCATTCATGCCATTCTCCTTTACGTAACATAGCTTACAGTAGGCAGCGTCTTTGCCTTAGATACTTTAGATGGTAACTCTTTTAAAGTTTCGTAACAGGTAAACCTAAAGTCACAGAACTTGCAGTTACTATTTAGTATCTTGTTACCTGATGCTACACCCCTAAAGGTTTCAGGCACAGGCTCAAAGCACCTCTTAAATTCGTTAGCATTAACAGTATCAACTGTCTTCTCTAACTTAGCAATCTCTTCATCCATGTCAAGGCCAGTAGCAGCAACATACTTAATGTTACCGTTAGCCTTATTGACTACCCACCAGCCACCAGCTTTCTTACCTGATGCCTTAGCGTAGCCAGCAAGCTGACCTACATATCCAAAGGGATCACTAGCACGTAGTGTCTCAAAGGATTCAAACTTATTCCTGTATGACCAATCGCTTGCAGACTTAACATCATCTACTGCACCATTCATCACAAGGTCATATGACCCATTGATCTTAGCGTTACTAAGTTCTAAGGTCACAGTCTCTGACTCTTCATATTCTACACCTGCCTCATCAAGTATACCCTTGAAAGCAGCTTCAACTATATCTCCCATTAACATGTTCATTACAAAGGTTGTCGGTTTGGGCAATGCTTTCTCTGGCATATTCTTTTGAAACCAAAGCTGACAAGTAGGCTTACCTATGTTAGACATACGTAAACGAAACTCATCACGCTTGTTGCCCCCACCGAACTGACGTTGCATAGCATCTGTTACATCAGTACCAACCTTAGCGATTGTTTCTTTGGACATAGTAGATGTCCCTGATGTAGCATTCTCCAGATACTGATTAATCGCCAGTTCAGCAGGATGGTTCATTAGACAAAATCCTCTGCAGATATATCCACAAACTCTTCTACAGTCTCTGTGTCTACCTCTTCATTCTTGTGCATGTTCTCATTCCATGCACTGAGGATGTAGGTATTGTAGTTCTCAATCCATGCTAGAAAGTTAGCGAAGTTCTCCTGTGCATCAGTGTCCATGTCCAATGTGTTATTGAGATCAAGACTAGCAGTAGGAATGTAGAAGCTGCTACCATTAGGTAGTGGTACTTCTTTGGACTCAAGCTCAATGAAGTGCTGCGGTGGTAGCCTACGCATCTTGTTGTACTTGGAGAACATGTCACCCATGATCTTGAATGCATCACGATTGTCAATCTCCCATATAAATGCGGTAGTGTCCACGTCCACAGGACTACCACCTTCATCTGTAGGATTGACCATCTCTACAGTACCAAACAAAGCACGTACTCGTTTGATAGACTTGATTAGGTCTTTCATTGAGTCAGGCAATGCAGCCCAATCTTTGATGTACCCTGCAGGTTTACCACAGTTGAACCCACCGTTGTTGTCTTTCATGTCACTGTTAAGGTCATTAGCCATGACAGTTTTGACAAACCTGTTAGGTGTATTGTCGTTACCCTTGATGAACTTCTTGTACATGAACCGTTGCAAGAACGGACGAACAGATACCTTATCTGCATAGTAGGTAGGGCCATCAGGTATCTCTAGCTTGTAGCTACCACCAGCCACAACCTCTACGTTCTTCATCTTACCAGCAATCTCTTGCTGACCCATCAGTGGGGTATGTTGGATACGCAGTCGTGCTAGTGTACTAGCCTTGCTGCTTTCCTTGGGTTGGTCTGCACCCATACCCATTGCTACAGCCATAGTTGCGAAGTTGTTAGTGTCGATTGTTGTTACGTTACTCATAAGTAAGTCTCCTTTTTCATTTAAACAGACGGTAGTTATATCATGCTACGTCATTTGTGTCAAGCCAATTCGGGCCTATCTTTGCTTCTAATAACAGTGGAATATTGAAGTCAATACCCCACCGTTTATTGATGATCTCAATCAGCTTACAGTTAGCTGCTGAGATTACTTGTAATACTTTGTCCTTCTCTTGTGGATGCACATCTATTACAATTGAATCATGCACCGTGTTGACTACGCAACTGCGTAGTTTGTTTGCTGTTAGTAACTTGTCTATGTATATCAGAGATATAGGTACTATGTCAGCAGTTGCGAACGATTGTACAGGATAATTTTTTATCTGTGTGAAAAATGTCACACCTCCATACCTACGCCTAGTAACATCTGGGAATGAGAACTCACGTCCAGATGGTGTTGTGATCTTGCTAGTGTTGAGTGCCTCTTTAGCTAAGGACTCATGCCACTTGGCAATACCATGATACTTCTTGGTGAACTGTTGGTAGTATGCAGCTTCTGCTTTTGATCTACCAAAGCCACTGGCTCCGTACAAGGGAGCAAATGTGTGTGCCTTAGCGTCCTGTCT